ACAGTTCCAAGGGAAAATAGTTATAAGCTGACTACGTCGGTCAGCGGAGGAGAAACTTTGGTAGCGTAGAACCTGTTGATATAAAAGAAGAATCATCCTTTTATTTTTCTGGGAGATTTCTGCTGTTGGGATTTTTGATGGGAGTCGAGAAGCGCGACTGCGGTGCGCGTCTGGCCGGGTTGCAGGTGCAAATAACGTTCGGTATCGCGCAGACTGGCATGGCCCATGAGCTCCTGGACACTGCGCAGATCGGCGCCGGCCTGGACCAGGCGACTGGCGAAGGTATGCCGCAGATCGTGCAAACGGCATGGGGCAATGCCGCTGCGAGAGATCGCTTGCCGTAGACCCCAGTTGGGATCATAAAGCGGTTGCCCGTAGAAGTTCAGAAATACCGGCTCGTCGCGTGTCTGCCCCGTGTACAGGCCCTGGAAAGCCGCAAGCGCGGTGGCATTCAGCGGGATACTGCGGGTCTTGCCCGACTTGGCGGTCGCCGCGTCGACCGTAACCAGACGATGCGCCAGATCGACATGCCCCCACCGGAGCGCTAAAAGTTCTCCACGTCGCAACCCGGCATACAAGGCCACGAGTACGAGCGGTCGTACCGTGTTCGAACAGGCGGCCAGTAAGCGGGCTTCTTCGTCCATGCTCAAGGTGCGCATGTGACGTATGGCCGTCCGATAGCGCTTCAGGGTGGCCAGGGGGTTCGTGGTCAGTTTGCCCCACGCGAGCGCGGTACTGTACATGTGGCGGAGCGTTTTCAGCTCGGCATTGACGGTGACCGGACTCACGCCTTGTGCCAGCCGGTATTGCTTATACCGTTCGACACTGAGCAGAGAAAGATGGGCGAGCCGTTCTGGGCCAAAGAAGGCCACGAGGGGTTTCAGGGCATCCCGATACCGCCGGGCACTGCTCGGACGGCGACTACTGGCGTACCAGGGGAGATACTCATGGGCGAAGGTGGCAAAGCGTGGACTGCTGCGTGGTGCCTGTGCGGCAAGTGTCCCTTCGAGAGCTTTGGCACGCGCCAGTTGCTCCTCACGCTTCGCCTGAGTTTTGGTAATCGGTCCAAGCGCCTTCACATGACGGACACCCCGCAATTGAAATTCGTAGTACCAAGATGTGCCGCGGAGAAAGATGGTCATGGTGCCCCATGCCTACGACGTTTAGGCTTGCTACACTGTCAGCAATCTTCAAATCTTATTCTTGGTTGCAGCAACAATCTGACAGGTCCCATAACGACTAATCGATACAGGGGCAATCTGTGTTTTAAATTTCGGCGCTTCTATAATGAGCGTTTCCTGAATCGATAAATCTTTACGCTGTAATTGAAATCTTCTGGTTGTCATGATCCCCGTTGTTGACGGCATAACCTCCTGGAACGTTATCGTATCCGGGGTAAAGAATCCTTGAGCTTTAAAAGCCGCGCCATTCTCAGAAGTCGTGGTGACCGTTCCCTGCTCCTGCTCGACAGTCAATGATACTTGATAGGTCGTCTCGCTCGCCTTGAGCGTACACGTGAGATACACAGGGGCTGCACACACCAGCAAGGGCAGGACGAGAAGCCCGAGCCCCACAAGCGCAAAGCTCACCCTCACACTGTGCATAGCCCCTCCCTACTGAAAAATACAGGTGGAACACCGGGATTATGAGGTTTTCGCCCAAAAAGGCGTAAACCCTTATGGTCGTCCGAGCTAGGTATCGGAACACTACATTCTTACTTGGTATCGTCGAGTAAACTCAGTAATTCTGTGGCGGTTGTCACTAAATCTTTTCGCCCATTTTCCTTTTGCCACTGACATAATAATTTAATCATCCGTGTTTTCTTATGCGGCGAGAGGGATGCATTGGTATTGCTTATTGCCACCTCTACCGCCTGAATAGATTCTTCAAGGAATCCCCCGTCTCGAAATACCAAGTCAATATCTATAGGCTCTTCATGAACATAGATTGCGACATCTTGGCACTCTGGATAAGAGCCATAGGCAGTTCTCGGCTCTTTCTTCCCCTTGCCCCATGCCAACCAATCCACAGAGACGTTTCCGGCCCGTGCCATCTGCACAAGCGCCGATAAACCTGGCTGGCTTTCCCCCCGCAAATAATCCCCTATCATTGCATCTGAAACTCCGCAGCGTCGAGAAAAATCTCGGATATTTCCTCCAACAATTTCTTTCAGACGCTCAGGAAATCTTGCGGTTTCAGGGTCAAAAACTTTTGGTTTTTTCTGCCGCCCCATAACGCATCCCTGCCTATGCTCGTCAACACCAATCAATAGTTCAATCATTTAGCTGCATAGACTCCCAAGAAACAAAGAATACAAATGTTGCGAGATTTTCCTTGCAAGGAAAATCTCGCAATGCTAATATTTCAAGAAATATCTTGAGATATTTACCATAAGGTTTACAAGTAAACATAAGGGATTATACATGCCAGCGCAGCGAATTCCTAGAGATCCTGCGAAAAAGCGCGCATGGATTCAGTATCAGCTTCGTCAACGCAATCTCACATTAGCTGAGATTGCGCGTCAGTTAGAGGTAAGCAAGGCAGCGGTAAGTCAAGCGATTGATCGCCCGTCACAACGCATTCAGGCGGCCATAGCCGCCGCACTGAACGTTGATCCTGCAGAGATTTGGCCTGAGCGGTATCGTGAGCCCCCTGACCTTGATTTATCGCATATTGATGCTTGCCGCTCCGATAAAACACATCCTGAGGTTTCCTGCAATTCGATAATCCCTGACCAGAATTAACACCCCCACCAGCAAGGAGGCCCCTACTCATGAGACTTTTTCGCCTCGGAAACCGCTATCTGAACTTGGAGGCATTAGCGGAAGTCCGCTTAGACGGGGAGCTGGTCATCCTCACGTTCACCAGCGGCAAGGTGCGAGATGTGCCCATCGACCTGGCCGACGGCTTGTTGGCGTGGTGCGAAAGCCAATGCGTCAACGTGGCCCCGACAGGGCTGCGTTATATCGTCCAGCGCGCGCGGGAGGACTGAGCCATGCCGAAACGTGCCCCCATGCCGGTCAAGCCGCAACGCTATCTCAGCCTGGCCGAAGTGGCGCAGCGGCTGGGCCTCACGGTCAATGCCGTGCGCTTGCGTTGCTTTCGCCACACCTTGCCGCATCGCAAGTTGGGTAAGCGCTATGTCATCCCGGAACAGGAACTGGAGACGTTTCTTGCGGCCTTAGAGGGCTGTAGTGTGCAACGGGCACTCGATGCGCTGGGAGTGGAGCCATGAGGGGAGGAAGAGACAGCGATGGACTTGAGTACCAACTATATCGCCCAAATGACAAGCTGGCTGGTCGATGAAACCGATGAAACGTTTATTACCGAGTTGTTGAATCAGCTCGATATGAAGCGGCTGGAGAATCAACAACTCCCCTTTCAGCCGGCCATCATCGACCGGCTCACCGTGATCCAGCGCGAACGCAAGGATTTGTTTTACGGCCTCTTTTTGCCAGGCATACGCGCCCGCAAACGGATTTGGGTGCCCGATCTTTTGGCAGCATGCCAGGTCCCGACCCGGCTGTTTACGCCGCTCGATTTTGTCAGCGAGGAGGCGATGCTCGCCCGCCAGATTCAGCCAGCGGCCTGGATCGTCCCTGGCCTCATCGCGGAGGGACTCACGATCTTAGGCGGGATGCCCAAAAGTGGCAAAAGCTATCTGGCCTATAGTCTGGCACTGGCGATGAGCCATTATGGCCGCTGGCTGAATCAGTGGGATGTGCCCCAAGGCCCAGTCGCCGTGATTAGCCTGGAAGACGATGCTGACGATACGCGGCTGATCCTCGCCGAATTAGACCCTGATCTGACGCCAGGCGGTCCCTATCCCATGCATTTCTTCACGTCTGATGACACGCTACCCGGCTTTGATGAGGGCTTGGTCGACTATCTCACCGCCATGGTGCGTGAATTGCATCCCCGGCTCGTGATCCTCGATCCGCTGTCGTATCTCTATACCGGCAATGACAAGAAAGGCGATGCCTTTAGCACCATGCGGCAACAACTCTTGCCGCTGCGCTGGCTCGGCAAAACCGAACACTGCGCCATTGTCGGCCTGGATCATCGCCGCAAGCGGTCCCGCGATGATGTCAACATCTTCGATACCTTGCATGGCTCGATTGCGAAACAAGCGGTGGCTGATGCACTCCTGATGGTGGAACGCGATCAGGAACAACTCACGATATCCGCCCTCGTGCGGCGTGGGGCAGATGCCATCCATACCCTCGAAATGCTGTTTCGGGATGGCCGCTGCTGGCTATCGTATAGCGGCGAAACCACCAAGAACGGTCAGTACGGCGATTTACGCCAGCAGGTGTATACCTGCCTGGCCACGTCGCCAACGCCACTGACCATCAAAGAATTGCTGCTCACGCTCGACTTACCCGATAGCCGCGACGTGTATCGCCGCATCCAACAAACGTTAGTGCGTGGCCAGAAAGCCCGCGAAGTCGAACGCACAACCCGTGGCGCGTATGTCCTCTCGCTGAAAGATCGTGCGTAACATGCACAACATGCACAACATGCATAACATTCGTAATAACTCTAGTAAATACAACACTTTTTTGTGTTACTGGCTCTCTCGTAACATTCAGACATTAATACCAATGTCACGCAATGTTATACAGGGGGTCGTAACACAAAATCCTATTGGTTTTATTACGGTTATGGCCAATGTTACGCATGTTTCCGGGGTATATCATGCGCGCATGACGCGCACGCGAGGTAGTGAACGAAGGAGACACCCCTATGCTGCCTGATCCCGTCGTTCCCCCTGATAACGTGCTTCTCGCTCGTGTCGAGCTGGCCTTCCCGCAGATGTCGCGCCTCGACCGCGAGGTGTTTGCCCATGCCCGGCTGCGGTTGCTGGCTGGGCATTCCCTCAAACCGGCGCAACGCCGCCATTTACACCGCCTCTTGACCTTGGTCCATCGCCTAGAGGAGACGCGCTAGTGCCCTGTTACTGTTCAGAAGGCTATATCTGTTCCCATGGCGCAATGCTCTTGCGTCCGCCATGTACTTGTGCCCCTGGCCTGATTTGTGCGGTCTGCATCGCCTCTGGAGAGGTGCTCTCTGTCGGGATGCGCAGCCCCGGCCACGAGGCAGAGATGGACCGCTACGCTGTCGCCCGCCTGGTTCGCGAGTGGCGTGCAGCGCAGCGCTTGTCGACGGTGCGAGCCGCCGAGGTATTGGGGCTCGCGAAGAGCGTGCTCAGCGATCTGGAACATGCGCGTACACGCTACCCCACCGGGCCCACGTTGACGGCGTTGCGCGATATTGTAGGCGTCCCTGCCTCGTATCTCACCAGCTCTGCCACGTTGCCACAGGTTGATGGACTCACCCTCGCCACACTGCCCGCCTATCTACGGCAGTATCGCCGCGTGCACGGCTTGACACAGGAGCAGATGGCCGAGGATTTGGATTGTTCCCCGCAAACCGTCAAAAGCCTGGAATACGGCAAAACACAGCCATCAGCGAAATTGCTGACGGCTCTGAGCGCGGTACTTGGCGTATCAATCGCTCTCACTTCCCAGGAGGAAACCCGCCCATGACCACGAGCGAGATGACCCGTGAGAGGTTTCGTGAAGCTGTTGCCAAGGAAGAATCCGGGTTGGCGGCCTATCTCCCCCGGCAACTCTCGATTACGCGCTTCCTCGATCTGGCTGACCTGGCCGTGCGCTCGAATCCCGACATCCTCAAGTGCAGCGAGCGCAGCGTGATTGAGTGTCTCTATCTGTGTGCCCGGCATAGTCTCGAACCCGGCATTGAAGCCTATCTTGTGCCCTTTGGGTCGACCTGCAGCTTTGTGCTGTCGTATCGCGGCACGGTCACCTTGTTGTGCCGCCTGCCTACCGTGCAACGCTGCTTTAGTGAAGTGGTCTATCGAGCCGATCACTTCGATCTGGATTATGGCCGGGTGCAACAACCACTGTCGCACCGCCCGGCATTGGGCGAACGTGGTGATCCGCTCGGTGCGTATGGCTGTGTGGTGCTCAGGGATCATGGCGTCCAGGTGCATTACATGGGACGTGACGATATTACCCGGATTCGGCATCTGTCCCGGCTGCACGATAAAGGCCCCTGGCGCGATCACGAGCAGGAGATGTGGCGCAAAGTGGCCCTGAAGGTCACAGCCAAGCAATTCCCCCTCCTCCCGGCCTTGCAGGAGGCCTTTGAGGCCGAGGAGATGCCACCGCTCGTGGTGTCGGCAGAACAGGCCACGCGCAATAGGGCGGAGCTGTTTGGCGATGAGGGCGAGCGCGCACGCACGGTAGAAGAGGCTCTGGCCGACCTGAAAGATGTCGCCGTTGAACTGGGCATCCCTCTGGACGAGGTGAAAGCCACGCTCTTAGCCCGTTACCAGGAACCCCGTCTAAATCGGCTCACGATAGCCCAAATTGACGCGATACGGGAGGAGTATGTCAATACGCACGTGGCAGAGTGAAAACGCCTTAAATTGGCTGCTAGGGGCCAAAAACCGCCTAAGAGGAAATGACACATGCCACGAACCCATAACATCCCCCAGCATACCCTGTGTCCGGCCTGTGGCCATCGCATCGTCCAGGCCACCACCACCGATGGCCGCCGTCTGGCGTTGGATACCGGGTTGCGCAGCTATCGCCTTGTGGCTGAGGCCGATAATGTGACGTTTCGTGCGGAAGCCTCGGGCGGGTACCCGGTGCATGCGTGTCGCGGGGAGTCAGACCGCCATGGATGATGCCACGCTCCTCCACACCTTCCGATTTCATCTGTCGTACACCACCATTGCGGAGGTTGCCCGTGCCACCGGGCTCAACCGTAACACGATTCGCGCCTTGAAGGATGGCCCGCATGGGATCAACAGCCATACCCGTGCCAAGCTGGTAACCTGGATTGCCGGGAAGCAGAACGGCCGTGTGCCCCTGCCCCCTGTGGAGCAATTTCTTGCGGATATCCACGCCGCATATCTCCGGGCAGAAAGGCTTTATGGCCGCCCCTTGCATAGTGCGCATGAAGCCTACGGCCTGCTGCTGGAGCACCTGGAGGCATTTTGGGACGAAGTACGCAAGAAGGAGGCGATACGTGACACGGCTACCCTGCATCACGAATTAATGCAGGTCGCGGCGATGTGCTTGCGGACGGTGATGGACCTGGACTTAACCGCGAAGGAGTAACGCACGATGAGCTTTCATGATGTATGGCGACAATCGCAGGAGTATGACCCCTGCGAACATGGGCAGGATAGTTCCTGTTGTGCATGCGAGATAGCGCAGCTCCGTAAGCAAGCTGTGCAGGATGAGGAGGAGATTATGTTGCTGCAAGCACTGCTTGTGCAGGTGTATCGCGTGACTCCCATCAAAGTCCGTGCGGCTGAAGAGTATCTGAATGCTCGGAAGATGCTCTAATCCCCTAGAGGAGATTCCCGTATGCATACCCTAAAACGTTGCTGGACCTGGTTCACGCGGCCCTGTGATTACTGTGCAATGCGGCTGTATTTTGGCAGCAGATTGGACACGGTACATGGCATCTATTGTAGTCCATTGTGTTACCAAATGGGACGCATTATGGCCCTCAGCCCGCGCAACCCGCGCAAAAGCCCGGTGCAGCATGGCTAATATTCATCTCCTGGTGCAACGCGATCATAACTGGGGAACGCATTGTGGCGCTCTCCCGACTTTGGATGACACGCTCATCCCCCTCAGTCTGTTCTTGCAGTACAAAGACAGCTTGTGTCCTGGCTGTCAACAATGGCCTCAGCCTGCCTTTATGGCACAGCGACAGGCGGGTGAGCTGCCATTCACCGCATGCAGTACGAGCGAGAAGGTCTTTATGGCCCGCATCATCAGCGAAGCCAAAAAGCTCGACTGGCTTGTCTACCATACCCACGATGCCCGGCGCAGCGAACCTGGCTTCCCCGATTTGGTATTAGTCAAGGCAGGGCAACCTGTGTGGCTGGTCGAATGTAAAACCGAGACTGGCCGCCTGACACAGGCTCAGACGACCTGGCTCGATACCTTACACGCCTCTGCGCAGACCATAGCGGTTGATGTGTGGCGTCCTACCGATTGGGACACGATTAGGGAAATCCTGGGAGGATAAGCGTATGTGGTGGTTCGTCCTGGCCGGGCTGGTGCTGTTGGTGTTCTGCGAGGGCTGTGGTGGCTCGCCAGTGCAGACGTATCGCGTGACCCATGAGCAGATGCAACAGATGGGAAAGATTGCCGGCATCAAACCCTGTACGGAAGGCACGGCCATTGTGTCCGGTGTGAAACGCGCCGGGAGTGGCGGCATTGTCCGTGTACGTTGTGTGAAGGCCTTCTAGGAGAAGAGGGAGCGACAAGTGAACCGGATTATCCGCTATGAGTTTGACACGTTAGACAGACAGACGCTGTTTATTCAGCAGCCTCTGAACGCGAATGCCTTGAAAGTCATCAGCCTGGGTCTTATTGGCCAGCCCGGCGTACAGCTCACTCAAGTCACAGCGCAGCATCTGGCAACGATTCTCGGCCTGTTTGCGCAGAATGGGGAGATGCCATGGCTCGATGTTCCGAGTAACGCGGTGCCGGAGGAGAAGACCCTATGAGCCGCTTTGCAACGCTCCACAACCATTGTGTCCACTGTGGCAAGGAATGGAGCCAGGCATGTGTCATGACCACGCTCTGCGACGCGTGTAAGCAGGCCGGGCATACCGCCTGGTGGTGTGAAAAGTGTTTCCCGCGGCGTCTGGACCCCACGCCCCCACCCGCCGCCCAGGAGGAGGAGACGCCATGACCGACCTCACCCCGCGCCCGCCGGCGCCGCGTCTCCTTGCGGCGTATCATCTGGGCTACACCATGTGGGGCACCACCGGGAAACGCGCCCGGCAATACAGCCTGGCGTTCTATCGGCTCTGGGACAACACAAAAGCCCTGCACTGGTGGCAAGAAGGCCATCACGACGCCGCCACCTGGCTCGAGGCCCTGTGTCGGGCGGCCCTGGCGCTGGCAGAGGCGCGGGAGGGGGAGAAAGCATGAACGAGCCATGTCGTGTGTGTGGCGCAGAACTCCAGTTCGAAAGCTGCTGGATGTGTGTTGGGGCCGGCGGCTGGCATGAGTGTGGCGAAGATACCTGCTGCTGTCTGGACGGCGAGGAGATCACGGACTGGTGCGCGGAATGCCAAGGGGAGGGAGGATACCTGGTATGTCCCGAGGCGCAGTATCACCCAGTAGTAGACGCACAGGAGAAGGAATGATGAGCGAGATGATTGAAGGTTGTGAACCGCCCATTCATGTCTATACATGGCAGGAGGAATATCCCGGAGAGGTCGATCCTCCGCCCGATTGGCCATGCCAATGTGGCGAGCGCACCTGGCTGCAGGCTCTAGGTTTGTCGGAGTGGCCAGAGGCCGAAGAGTAAACTCACGGCTTCTTCAGCAGCAGCAACACCAGACCCGTAATCAGGGACACCTGCGAGGTGACGAGTACGCCCATCAGCCACTTGAGGCGCTTATCCATCGCCTCTTGCCGGGCTTTGAGATTCGGAATCGTCTCGTAGTACCACGTGTTGAGCAGGCTGATAATACCAGCCTTGCCGTTGCTGGCATTGTACAGATGGTCCCGTGTTTCTTTCAAAGAGTCCACGAGGCGTTGCAAATTCCCGGCATTGTGGTCGATACCCGCCCGTGCCCAAGCGTCTGTCTCCGTGAGGCGCTTATCTAATGCGTGTAGCATGGTTTTGAGAGTTTCTATGTCACTCATGCTCTCACAAGAGAGCAAGAACTGTACCAGAGCAGACAGCAAGTAATGGCGTAGAAGTTACAGAGGAAGGATACATTGAAGTGCACAAAAGACAGGGCAGAGCGTAGAGAAACTGTGCAATGATGCTGCTAGAACAATTTGACCGCCACAATACTGGCACCGACCGCATCAAGTGATCCTGCTGAAGGCACTACCGACACATCCCCCCAGACCTGTAACGCATCATCAGTATTGCTCGTGGTATACACTACAGGCGGCAACGCCACAGCGGCAAACGTCGCCGTAAGCGTGGTAATGATGGCCGTTGTGAGGCTGAGGCTACTCCCTGCGACATCTGCCGCCGTGTTATTCGTGCGGCGTAGCTTGAGCGTGACGGTGCGAGTCGCCGCGAACGTCGCCGCATTGTAGAGGAGATTCACCTGCCCGGAGAGGTGATAGGTGCCCGCCTGTGTGAGCGTGATCGTGGGGTCTGTGGTGCCAAAGTTCAGCAAGGCTGGTGTTGCAGTAAGCTGATACGCCGTCCCTGCGGCATAGGCCGCCAAGGTCAACACTCCTGGACGGACTGCCTGTACATCCGTGCCATCACAGACGAGATCAGCCCATGTGCCTTGCGGGATCACGATGCCCGTGCCGCCGGCCGTTTTCACGGTCAACGAGAATGCCCCTGATGTGCTATTCCTGACACTCAATCGCCGCTCCGCCGTGGGAACAATCACGGTGCGATTGCCGGTCAACGTGCCCGTAAAGATCAGGACCGCATTATGGACTTGCCCGGCGATCGTGTTGGTCAACGTCAGGTCACCCGTGCCCGCCGCATCAATACTCACGAACCCGGCAAAGTTCGCCGCGATCTGGTCAAACCATTCGTTCGTCCGCGCTTCTTTTTGGGCCTGGCCTGGCACCAGGTAGGTGCCACGGAGGGTATCAGTTGCCTGGGTCATACCTCCCCCTTAATCAAACGTGGCCACGATCAAGTTATCGAACCAGACCGTATGTACAGACGCGCCCTGATTGTAATCACTGATAAAAAAGCCCTCTGCCACGGTTGAGGTCAGCGGGGAACCATCCGTATAGTCAAAGATGCTGCTCAGATCCGAGTAATCGAGTGCGGTGCCCTGAAAAGCTTCAAAGTTGCCCGTGCTCAAATCCCAGATAATGCGCATGGTGACGACATCGGTCGATTCGGTCAGGGCAACCTGTGCGAGTTCAGTGCCTGCACTGCCGAGCCCTCCTGCTGCACGCTTGGTGAGGCGAATGCGATTCGATATTGATCCAGAGCGGGCAATCTCGAAGGTGTAACAGGCCCCAGAGCCCGAGACGTTTTGCGCGGACTGTCCAAACGTGACCCCAAAAAATCCCGTCGGATTGGCCACGGAGCGCTTGAGCGCAATACTCCACTGTCCCGTTGTAATGCCTTTTGGGACGCCAGTGGCAGTTTGTGGCACGGCCAGACGGATGGTGAAGAGACTCCCATTGTAGATGTGCTGAATGGATTTCCCGCTGATGCCTGTAAAGGCATCCACAGAGAAGGCTCCCGGCGCATTCTGGACATACTGATCAAATTGGCTCAGGGTCAGATTTGGCATTAGGGTTCATTCTCCCAATCGGCATTCCACGCCTCTTGCGCGTTTCCTGACGACGGCGGCCAGGTGTAATACTCCCAATCGGCTTCCCAGCCGGGATTCGCTAAGCCCGTGTCCGCTTCCCAATCGGCTTCCCAGGCATCAAATGCGGCAGTAGGATAGCGCGTCTCGTAGCCTTGCTGATTCGTTGTCCCGCTGCGAATGCCGATATAAATCACTTCTTGTTCCGCGCCAAAGTCGGCAGTCTGCTGTGCCAGCGTATAGGTAAAGGTGCGTGTCGCTTCAGGATCGCTATAGACAGCCGTCGTATAGGTTGCCTGGACTGTGGTATACGCCCGACTGGTATAGAACGTGATCGTGTAGGTGCGCAAATCATCGGTATCATAGGCAATGCCTGCCAGATCGACCCAGGCTCCACGTATGCGACTACGATGCAACCAGGTAATCTCCCAATCATCCCCGTCCTTTTCGACACTGAGAAGTACAGGAGCCCAGGCTTTGCTACTCGTGCCAAGGAGGACATGCGCCTGGCCGGTCACCGCGCTAATGTTGATACCTTCAGGCACGGCTTTGTAGTGATGTGTGGTGCCAAGGAGGGCAGGACTGAAGAGCCGCTTCGTAGCCCGGACAATACTCTCCAACAAGACAAACGTCTCGTTGGCTTGATGCGTGCGGCAATGCTGTTCACTGCCCTGTGCTCCTCGGAGAATGACCGAGAGGTTATAGGTACGTTCCCCGACCAGCGTTGGTGTCGTGAAGGCGATGCATTCTTCGCCGATCATGGCATAGTGTGGTGCAGCTTCTGTCGCTGCAGTGAGGGCAGGACTGCCAGGCCTTAACACGACTTCCACCATGATCGACCGGTCCCAGGTGTGCGTTGCCCCATTGGGTAATGCCGTCGCGATGGTGCCAACCGTTGCTTGCCGTGCCAGGACCTTGACCGGGCTATACGTTGCTTCATTGTCTGTCGATTCATATACGGTCACAAGCGGTAGTGGTTCGTTTTGGAGCGTCGTCGCCTTTTTGGTCAGGGCAAACAGGAGATGCGTGCTTTCTGTCTCGTCTGGGAGCGGTACAGGTTCGACAATATGCACTTCGATAGGCGCCAGTTGCGGAATGATGACCTCACCAGGATCGCCCTCTGCCGGGAGACTCTGGAAGCCTTCGTAGAGATAGCTCCGGTGCCTGATCGTGTCCCATTCGACGCGGTTATCGGTCCCAAGCGCACTCTTGAGGAGTCGGACGTCATACGTCTGGCCTGCGGCCGTGTGAATCGTGAGGAGATCGCCTGGTTCGAGCCGTGCTGCCATGGGAGGCGCTTGCAGCTTGGCGGCATAGCGGGCAAAGACGGGCTCATAGAGGAGGATTTCTGCCAGGTCCTTGGCATACTGCGCGTCATCAAAGGCTGGCGCAATCTGCTGAATCACCGGGATAGTGGGGCCATCCGTCGGCTTGGTTTTGGTTTGCTCATCGGTATGATAGTGCCGCAGAGGCGAGCGATACACCACATTGACGGAGGTCGGCAGCTCTTGCGGCTGTGCCCGTTCGATAGCCAATGTCCCTTCATTCTGCGCAGCAACGAGCGTGGCCGACTCGTGAATCGTGGCGACTGGCGCACCGCCTTTGAACAGGTACTTGATGCCTGTAGCGGTCTCGACGGCCAGGAACTGAAAAGCCATGGCCAGGTCTTCCAGGGCACGTGAGGCTGCAGCCACACCAAACAGCGCATAATGCACGGGTGTGCCATCGAGGCCGCTGACATCAATCCATTCTTCGGGCATGCCGGCCCGGAGATTCACGTCACGCACCACACAGGCGAGCGCGTTGGCGTTCTCGGCCTGGAGGATTTCGGTAGCTTCCGTGTTGACCTTGACGAGCGTGCGCGCGGTTTCGCAGACAACCCAACAGTTGCCAAACTCATCCACCGTGAGATCGCTCGGCCCGCGTGGCAGGGCCATCAGCGCATAGGTGCCATCATCGTTCACCAACGCGGCCCAGCGTCCTGCATGCGAGATGACCCAGCAGGCCCCATCCTCCAGGGCTCCCATCACCCGAACCGGCGCAGCAGGCAGCGTGAACGTCTGCACGGCCAGGCTGGTAGGATTGATGCGACACACCGTCGGCTCGCCAGTATTCGCAACCCAGATGAAGCCATCAGAGGCCTCAGTCAGATCGTGCGGCGCCACTCCCACCGCGATCGCGGCGGAGAGATCGCCAGACGTCGTGAAGCGAAACACCTCCGCACTCCCCCGCGCTGTCACCCAGCATTGCCCCGTACTGGCGACAAAGAGCGTGGTCGGCTCCTCACCGCAGGCAATCGCCTCGGCAACCGTCAACGGACTATACCCCGTAATACGTTGCACCATCCCCTCATCCGGAATGGACACGTAGGCTGAGGTTTCCTCTTCATTCCAGACCACGGCATGCGGCGTGCCTGCTAAGGTGAGCCGCTGAAAGGTGTACGTCTCCGTGCCGGTGTGCGTCTCGACTTGGCCGAGGGCTGGCACGTCGGACAAAGTATAGAGCAGCGTGGTACGGTTGCCGTCTTGGAGATTGGGACGCACGGCAAGGTCACCATCGAGGCCGAGCGTGCCGAGTTCTTCTTCTTCCTCCGTCGTGAGTGGATTGATGCGGCGATGAATCACGTTGCCCGTACTGCCCACAAAGACCGCCATGGAACTGTCTTGACGCAGGACCATAACTGCATCCTGCCCTGCCAGGGTTTGCCCGACAGTGGTAGCGACAGGCGCTCGTGTCCCGCGGGGGAGCGACTCCAGGCTGGGACGTAGCGAGACAAAGCGTTCGCGCATAAAACTCGTGGCATCATAGCGTATGGCAAAGCCATCGCCAGAGACATCAGCAACACTCTGTTTCCACACGGACCACAGGGCTTTTTCCTCTGGGAGCCAATGGACAGCGAAGGGCACCCCCAACGCCTCATCTGTGGTGCTCACTTCAAAGCGCAAGTTGGGCACACGCCCTGTGACGCCAAGGTCCATCGTCACCCCGACAACCACCGTGTGGCGATAGGCCGGTAAGAGCCCTTCGCCGACATCCTCGAGACTTTCTGCGAAGGCCCACGGCTCTTGCGTCGCCGTGCCACGAAACAGCGTAAACTTGGTGAGGCTGTCGGCGTTGGCTTTCTCGTAAATGATCGTGTCGGGGAGAGTGACGCTTTCTTCTGGACTGTCGGGCTCCCCATTGGGCAAGCCGCGTGAGACGGTCCAGCCTTCGGGTTGGGCCTCATCATAGATGAGCGTGGCATCCGTGTAGATGCGCGTAATGCGGCTGATGGGGCCTTCGCAGAGGGCAATCATGCCATGCCAGCGGTACGTTGTGGTCACGTTGACCGTCTTTGGGCCTCCGAAGCCGCCTTTGCCCCCGCCGTCCACCGTCTCACTATGCTCAATGGCAATCTTGGGATAGGTCCAGATGATGTTGCCTCCCAGTGGCCAGACCCCATACACGATGGGCTTCATTTGCCCGATGGCCGCACTGGTAATCGGCACATCAGCTAGATTGTCCTGTTTGTTGATAATATCATCGAGCGGAAAGGCGACATTCGCCACAACAGCACCAAGAACGGTGCCAATGGCCAGGCCAAGCTGTGGATTGCCGAGATACGCACCGACAGCCAGCCCAGCCGCGGCAAAGCCAATCTGGACGCCCTGACGTGCAGTCACGGTATCGTCTCCAGGGCTGTGAAGCGGTACACAAAGGCCATCTGCCGCTTGCGGAGTCCCTGTAACGGCTGGATCACGACCCGGTTGACGCTTTCGCCACACAGGGCGTGAATGACCTTCTCCCCTGGAAGCAAGAGACCCATATGGGCGCAGGGTTGGCGAAACGTCCAGCGAAACACCAGCAAGTCCGCCGGTTGCCGCTCGGCGAGAGGCATCGCTACCAATGGGAAATCTGCCAGGATCGTCAACAGCAACTCATCCTGCTCCCGCCGCTTGTGCAGGTGCCATTGCTGGCTGTAGGGCTCAGGGACATACGTTGTAGCAATCAACCCAAGCGCTTGCCCCACACGGAGCGGGAGATGCACACAGTCACAACCGACACCCTTCACCCCTTGCCCGTGTTGCCAGGGGGTATCCAGCCAGGTCAATGCCTCGGTGATGATGTCCTGACGTGTCACCATGTTAGCCACTCACCGGACTATCAAAGATTTGTTCAGGCGTTGGCACGTAGGGAAAGCCCTGGTAGTTGATGAAGTTGTCGAATGTCCCGATACAGGTCTGTACCAGCTTATTGCACCCGACTTCCAGGACACACGTATCCCCCGGCACGATGTCAAAGGCCAATTCGTCATACAGCGTCATGGTGAGGCCCGCATGCGAGCGGATATTTTTAGCGATGGCCCCGACATTCGCCCCGGTGACCCACACGACATTGCCCTCCTGAAATGTGTTGGCTGCAGGAGGATTGCCTTGCGCATCCAACAACGGTTCAACAGTAAAAATCCGCCGCGGTGAGAGCACGTCCACACTATCGACTACGGCCTGATACACGAAGCCATTGCGGCGTACCACTGTGGCAAGCAGCGTCTCATCTGTACCGGGGAACGTCCCGGTAATGGTCATGGTATCGCCGCTGACTGTGGCCAGGACATAGATGCCGTCATTCGTCGCCGTGCCAATGAGCTCAATGACCTGGCCTGGCCGAAAACCCTGCACATCGAGTAAGGTCTGAGGCGCTTCGAGGGTGTCTGTGGCCACAGTCACAGTCCAGGTATACGTGAAGCCGGTGTCGTGCAGTTCGACGCCACAGCGTGGACTGCCCAGCTTCACCGGGCATCCTGTGGTGTACAGTTCCCCGATCTTGGTTTGCAGCATTTGCGTTGGCCCCCGTATTTCTAAGGTGGCCACACCATCAGCGCGGGTGATGTTGCCAAGCAACCCCACTTTATGCGGAATGATGCCGGAGTCAGGCTGCTGCACATCGACATCAAAGGCACTGATCCGTGCCTGATCATAGCGCCCGCCATCGATGTCTTGCTCATCCAGTTTGCTGAGAAACAGCGACAGGTCTTGATTCCCTACGGCAAACCCTTCGCCTGTTTCAATCGCGGCTTCTCGAATGCCCCAGAGCGATTGATAGGTGATCCCTTCCACGACCAGGTTGCGCGTATGCTTGGTAAATCCCAAGACCTCGCCCCGCCTGGTGACAATTTGCCAGCATCGTGCCAGCGTGTTGCCGGTGGCAGCGAGCACGGTTTGCAAAAGAGCAGGGACATCTTTCATGCTAGCCCCCGACTGGTGTCGTTAACGGCTTCCCTGTGAGTACGGAGGACCCGTTAAACAGCCGGAGATCACGCTCCAGAGCAATCGCCGGTTTCGGCACAACACGGAGCACTGGCGAACTGGTGGTCAAGCCCACGGCCGTATTCACGAGCTGCATGCCGCCCTGACTACTCACCCAGGGCGCAGACATCACGGCATCTGGACTCCCCTGTAACGTATCATTGGTCCAATGGGCCAGGACGCCTTCCCCGGTATAGGTCGGGAGTACCCCGAGTTGATAGCGAAACAAAAAATAGCGCAGCATCGCTTGATGGATGGCCAGAATCGTGGCATCTGCACCAGGAGGTGGTGTGCCTGTAAAGCCACCAAAGAGCGGCACAGTCAGGAGATTGCGTTGTAACAGGAGTTCGTACAGGTAAAACTTGCCCCCGCCGGCATATGACACATAATTATCTGCGCGCCAGCCCCCGACCACGGCCTCACGTAACCAGGTTGCTTGATTTTGTTGGCGAATCCAAATAGGAGTAGGGCCACGGGTCACGACCCAACATCCTGCACCATCATCGTTGATATTGTAAAATTCAAACCACGTTGGGGTGAGTGGATTCGGGGAAAGAATGGTCTTGCCGTACTGGGAGCCTGAGCAATACAGTGTCGCAGTAGCAACACAAATCGAGACAATCAAGACCATGACATCAGGCACAACCCCGCCAACCATCGGCCCCAATTCGTTGCCATCTTTGCCGGTAATGACCCCCAGATTATCTGAGGCAGTTGCCGAATCATTTCCAGCAGCGCGGCTGAATGGGTCACAGGGATCACCCTGGATATAGGGCAACGAACCCCCACTGCCCGCCCTGCCATACACCGTGAGATGTGATGAACTGACGGGCACAGCGGCAAGGCCGAGATCGGTATCGCTGGCAGCGAGCCCGAGACGAAACCACGGCGCAAAGCGCGGCCCACCCCACGGCGGCGAGCCGCCTTCAGGCGGCCCTAAATTATCTGGCCCTCCGAGATCGATCAAGACCCCCGCGCTGGCATGACTGAAGACAATGCCCGCCGTAAACAGATTGATCCCGTTCAACAGGCGATAGAAGTCTAAACTGCCTTCGTTGCCCAGACGAAATTGCAGGGTATTGGTGCCAGGCCCTGTGCTATGGCCAAATTCCAGAGCGAGCGGCACAGGAGCAGGGGGGGCAAAGCCTGGGACGCCACAGCCTGCTACCGAGGCCACGAGGCGCCCGACCTGGCCGGACTGATACGCCAACGCAACGGGTTCATCGGTCACCGCAAGCAATTCGAGTCCAGTAATCGAGGCGGTGTGTGGCGTGTCCAACGTAATATCCAGGGTGTCCGTATCAAAGCGCACCAGCGTATCAAACATCTCGCAGATGGCGGCCACTTCAACGCCGTTGGCAGGAGGCGTCGTAAAGGTAATCTCCCCGCGTGTCGTATTCAGCGTGTAGCCACTGGTTTGCAGCACCCCATCAAGATACACCTGGACGGCACTCACCGGGCGATAGATGCGGCGATACTCCGTGGTAGCTCCCGAGCTATAGGCTTTGCGGACAGGAAACATGGTTGCCGTGCCCGTGCCAACCCCAGACAGTGTGGCAGTCAGCGCAGTGTAATCACTCGGGTCATGGACCTGGAAGGAGGCATACCGGCCTCGTCTGCCCCAAAAAAATGCCAGGAGACATTGGATGTCTGTCCAGGGACGAGAGCGATAGCCAACGACGGCGGTCAAGCGTGTGCCGGCTTCGACATCAATGCGCTCGGTCACTTCATCCTCCCCGGATAACACCAGGAGGCGATGGACAGGACCGAAGAGCGAGCCCTCAGCCAGTTCGAACGGGAGGCGGGAGACCACCGTCAGCGGGATCGTCTCTTCCGCAACACCAGGCGTCACAGCCGCGCTGCCGCGATCTTCAACGAGGGTCAACGCATTCGCAAAGCGGTCTATTTGCACGAGATCTGTCGGCATTTCTTGTGCCGCAAAGCGCATGGGGAGGTCATACGTGCCACTCCAGCGGATAATCACCCCGAACGCTGGCGCGTCATCGAACGTGACAACGCCGGTCTCCGCATCAAGCGTGTAGGCTGTGGTCACCGTGTCATTCACGGTGACACTGACCGTAGAGGCCAGCGGAAGATGGACAATGCGTTGGGCAGTATAGGTATCGCCGACAAAGCCCGAGGTGTACGTCTGGAGGAGTTGGAATTGCGTAACGCCTGCTCCTCCGGTGCCGATCTGGACATCAGTGGCCGTCTGATCGATTGGGTGACGAAAGCGAAAGGACGCGCCTTTCCGTGCGCGCCAGAACGCGACAATGACGTCAAAATCCTCCTGATCCTCAATGACGGGTTCCAGATCAATTTCCCACAGGGGATCAAACCAGGCACAATGGCGTTGCTCGGAATGATTCCGCGTTGTCGCAACTTCGGTCAGACAACGCAAGCGACAGCGCAACCCTTCGCGGACTGGCAGAGGGAAATCGACATCATGGAAGTGCGCTAGAGGCATCAGCCCTCCTCTTCACGGTCACGTGCCGCCACTCCAGATATCACGACACATCCCCGCAACTCTTCTCGCGTCAAGGCAGGTGCAGGGGCTAAGGTTTCGTGGCTCAGCTCATATTCAGCCGTAGCGGTTTCTGGGAGGACCGTTTCTTCCTGCACCGGAGGCACCATAATCCCGTGCAACTCGACATGGTAGATGCTCTGCATGGCGTAGCGCTCGATGACTAAGCGCCAGCCATCAGGGAAGACGATGGGATTCGTAAAGCGATCAAACATGCCTCACCTCGTAGAAGAGGGAATGTTGTTGCGTGCCCTGCTGCGCTCAACCGCCGTAATAATTTGGTTCTGGACCTGGCTGGCACTGCGGCGTAATGCGTCCGCATCCTGCCGCGTCGCCACATTGGGGAAGACCAGGTTAAACGTATGCCCCTGTTGCGGCTCCATCTGCTCCTGGCGTACCTGTCTGGCCAGTTGTATCGCCTGCTCTAATTGGGCTAAACGGGAAGTTTCCTGACGATTCAAGACCCGCTCGCCCGTCTGGAGCAAGGCGGGAACATTATCGCCCCCACGACTCATGATCAGGCCGCCCATGGCAAAGCGTTGCGCATGCGTAAAGACCGCTGAGGGCAGCGCGATACGGGGAAAAGTATCTCTGCCGATAATGCCGCCGCGATGGGGAATCAGCGTGGCATCGCCATACCCGGACGGCGTCCCAGAACTGGATGGCGTTGCGGCGGAGTTCGTTCGTGATCCCAGGGCAGTAGCGGCAAGGCTTAATGCGGTATTGAGCCAGGTTGTTGCGGTACTTGGGGTTCCTCCTTCTTTCGGTTGGAAGAGCCGGAAGGCCTCACTGGCGAGCGTGGCCGCCGCAAGCCTGGCGAGTTGGCCGATGATATCATCGATCATATCTTTGACCGAGAACTTACCCGTCTTGGCAAATTCTTCCAAGGCATCGCCAAGCCCCTGAATCGCCTCCACGCCGATGTCTTCCATGTTGACCCAAAAATCCTCGGTCGACTCAAAAAAGTCGCGCAACGGATGTCGCCGTTGCAGGTCCGTATTGAGTCGCTGCATCTCCGTGGCAAACTGGCGTAGTGCGGCTTCCTCTTCCGCGCTGACCTGCCCTACCAGTTGCCGCTTCGTCTGGAGCACGATCAATTCACGCTCCCGCTCCACGCGGTTCTTGCGTTGGATATCGACGAGCGCGGTGAGATGATTCAGTTCCCGTGCGAGATCGGTAAAGGTCTCTGTCCGCGACTGTTGAAAGCGTTGCTCAATCGCTCTGGACTCATTCACCGCCTCGATAGCCCCGCCCAGCCGCACATACTCTGCGGCGAGTTGTCGGATACCCGCCCGTAAATGCTCGGTAATCGTCACGCCATTCGCCGTCAATTCGGCTTCCATCGTCAACGCCTGTGCGGCAATGTCCCGTTCCGTGTCGCTCAAGCGCTGAATGTCGAGCAGTTGCCCCCGCAGATTGATTTCCTGTGCCATGCTGGTGAGCAGGTTCCGCTGGGCTTCCGCTTGTGCCTGCATGGCTTCTTGCCGCAGGGGCATCGCTTCCAAGGCAGCGATCGATGTCGCCGTAGCCTGCACAAGCTTCTCAGCCTCAGCTCGTTGCTCCGCGCTAAGCGTAATGCCTCGTTCACGGATGTTGGCTTCCAGTTCCATGAGAGCGATCTGGCGTTGACTGGCCACAGATTCCCGGTCCCGAATCTGCAACGCATCAGCCCGCAATTTCGCTTCGGCTCGGAGGGATTCCATGAAGCGCTCAGCTTGCTCAGCTTCACGCCTGGCCGCGGCTTCTTCCGCACGGTCCTGCTTCCGGGCTTCCTTGACATCGAGCAATCCTTGGCGCAATTCCTGCACCCGCTGAATCAGCGCCTGCACCTGACGTGCGGTTTCCGGCGCATCGGTCAGATCCAGGACTTTTTGCCCTTCCCGCATGACGCCAAACGTGTCAACGAGCTTGTCGAGTTGCTGCTCGATAAAGTTGAGCTCGGCCCTATTCTGCTCCAGCGGGTCTTTCCAATCGCGTACCGACGTACGCAACTCGTTCGACCGTGCAGTAATATCCGTAATCGTCTGTTTGACGACATCGAGCCGTGCGGCGCTCAAGGTATCCTGAATGCCCTTGGGGAGATTGGCAACGAGGCCGGGCTGCTTAGCGAGTTCTTCGGTAATGTCCTGCAAGCCCTTGAGCAGGACTTTGCTTTGTTCTGCGGCCACATCCAGGCCCGGCATGCCCAATTCCCCTTGCCGCCGGATGTCGTCCATCGCTTTCCGGAGTTCGTCCACGCGCTTTCTGACATTGGCGATTTCGGCATCAAAGACGCCTTGTGTTGGGACTTCGGCAATGGTTTCGCGTGCAGCGGTTTGTTCGAGTTGGCGCTGATTCTCCAGGAGTGCAGCACTCAGCCGGTCAATTTCCCGAATCTGCTCTTTAATGGCGGCAATCTGTTGTTGCCGCTGCTTCATATCGATGCCAAAGTACACCCCGCCAATGGTGGAGCGCGCAATGCTGTCCTCAATCTCCTGAATGCGGCGTGTCGCGCGTTGCCGCTCTTCAGCCAGTTCGACAAAGCGGCGTTGACTGGCCTCTGAGGCTCCTGGTGCCTGCGTCTGAATTTCAGCCAGGGCTCTCCGTGTCGTGCGAGAGGCCCCCACTGCTTCAGCCGCCAGTTTCGTAAACCCCTCGGTAGCGTTCGCGAGCCAGCGCAATAAGCCTGAATCCGCCAACGCCGCGGCCATGGCGGTAATATCATTGGCAGCCCGTTGAAAGGCAGCTCCCGCCGTTTGTGTCGCCTTTTCGACCCCCCCGGCAAACTCTTTCTGGAGTTGGGCAGCAAACTTGGGGAGGAAATCTGCGGAGAGGATGCGTCCCTGCTCCAGCATGTCTGACAGCTCTTTCGTGGTGACACCGATCGCTCGTGCGGCAATGTTAAAGGCCCCTGGTAAGCGCTCGCCAATCTGCCCACGGAGCTCTTCACTACTCACGGTGCCCTTGCTCATGATCTGCGAGACCGCATTGAGTACCCCTGACACCTCTTCGCCCGAGAGTTGCAGGACGCGTGCCGCTTGCGACACACCCAGGAAAATGTCGCGCGTGGCTTTGCCTTCCAACGCCGTACCCCGTGCTGCAGCGGCAATGCTCTGGTACGCCTTGGTACTGGTGAGTAAGTCAGTCGCCAGTGTTTGTGAGACCTGGCTCACAAAGGCCAGTTCGGCCCGTGCCGCTTCCGCAGAGCCCGTAATCGCCTGGAAGGCAGCTCTGGTGCCTTCCATCGCCGTGCCAACGCGGATAATCTCTTGCAAGCCACGATTGGCCGCAATGGCCCCTATCGCCGCGCTGACCGCGCCAAACGAGGCCGCCATGCCGGCACTGACCCCGCGAATGCTTGAGGCGGTTGTCTGGACTTGTTGCCGGGCACGGTTCAACCCGCGCTCAAATTCGGCAGTCCGTGCCACGAGCGAGACAACGAGTGAGCCAATCAGTGCCATAGTTAGGCCTGGCCTCCCAGTGCCAGGAGCAAGGTCCGTTCAATCTCTTCCGGCGATTGTTGCTGGACAGGATGTGGAGGCGTCCACTGCGGTAAGAAGTCGTGCATGGTGAACCGTCTCCCCGGTTTCGAGGCAAGGTAGTTACACAGGAGCGCGCACATCTGGGCAAATTGTTGGGCGGATACAGGCGTCAAGCCCTCGATGGCATCATACACCATCCAGCGTGGCCACTCGTCCGCATGAATCCGCTGTTTGGCTTCCCGGACACTCATACCGAGTGCTCTGGCGAGGCGATGCCAGAGCCGTTCCTGGTATGAGGTACGGAGTTTTTTTCCACGTCCTCCAGGGTGATATCCAGCGCGTTCAAATGCTGCGCGGTCTTCACCAGGGCTTGATAGACAGGGTACGGGAGGTTCACCAGCGTGGGAATATCCTCCTTGGTAAACACCGGCTGCCCGTCGTGATCGCAGACCGTGCAGACCATGAGCAAGGCCGAGAGCATCCCGGGCTGACCTTCCATCGTGTCGGCTTCCAGGCTATATGCCATGGCTTCCGCGCCCGTCATGACTCGGATGTGGACTTCGCCTATGCCAGGAATCTTGACGGGTTCCCGATGGGTCTGTTGTGTGGCGAGTGCGAGGAGTTGGTCACGTAGCGTCGACACGTTTACCCTTCCCTTTCTTGGCCTTGCTTTTTTTGGCCTTGTCTTTCTTCATACGGTGTCCCTTATGCGGCTGGGGTCCGCTCCCAAATCCCAATCGCCTTCATGGTGATCGTGCCCTGAATCAGTTCCTGTACCCGGATCGTGATCGGTGACGAGGTGATGAACGCCTGCCCCCGAAACGAAGCCGGTGTGGTCAACCCTGGAGGAGTCGGAAACTCGATACGAATAAACTCTGGCGCATTGTTCAGCGGTGGAAGTTCAATCTCCGGGTCAAAATTGAGCGTCATCGTCATCGAGCCTGGATCAGCTAATGTAGTGGGAATATAGGTACGCCCGCCAAACTGATTCGACCCAACTGGCAAGGTACTGGCCAGGTGCGTCGTGTCCAACGCCGTCCGACCTGGAATGTCGAAGTCAATGCCGACAATAAACCCGACAAAGCCCGAACTTTCAAACACAATCCTGGTGCCATCCGCAATCACACCCTCAGCCATTGACGGCCCTCCTAGAGCGGTTCGCCCGCCCAGAGTTGAAATTGAAAGATTGCCCGCCGCCGTGGCTGATCGCTGCCATCAGAAGGCGGCACTTCGTCATCAAAGTCGTTTATGACGGCGGCACTCTGGATTAATGTGCCCCCATGCACCCGCCATGGTCCCAACGTCTCGATGGTTTTGCGCGCCACACTGCGGAACGTTTCCCGCTCCGAGACCCGTGCGGTATAGACCGCAAGTTCCCACTCGCTCAATGCCAGGCTCTGCGGACCAGGGAGGCCCCGTACGCGATCAGTCTCCATGCGCGAGAGGACCGCATACGGTAACGTCGCCCCCTGTTCAGCGGCTCCCACATAAATGATGGGCATGCCAACAGCATCGAGTAAAGCCGTGCGTAGATCACTGAGGAGGCTCATAGCGTGGTTGTCGCTGCTTCGCGTTCAATGCCTTGGCCGATTTCAACCCGTAGGCGTTGCATACTAGTCGCCCGGTTGGCGTCCAGGGCCCGCCGCATGAAGCGATACGGTCTGTGGGTTTCGCCATCGCCAAATTCGACAATCGCCGGGTAGTAATATTGATCGTCCGCGCCTATACCAAGCTCCAGGCGTGTGCCCGTTTGAATTGCCACCCCAATACGGCCTTTGCGCCGACGTAACGCCCGCAACTTAATACTCCGCGCCATACGCCCAGACCGGCGATTGGCATTGCTCCGTGCCGCCTGCAAAATCGGTTGTCCTGCTCTCCGCATGGCCTGACGCAGGACCTTGCGCTCGGTTTTCTCCGGCAACGCGGCGAGCCGAGCCGCTAGAGCACTATCCCCCAACAACGAGAGGTCAAACCGTGCCATAATCGGGCTTCTCCACGGCAAGAATCTGGAGCCGTGCGTTGCGCTCTTGCGGATTCAGCACGGCGGTGATCTCAAAAATGCGTGACCCCATGACAATGCGCTGGGTCGGCAACACCCCAGGAAGATAGCGAATCTCAATGCGATGTGTGGCTTTGGCTTGGGTCTGCTGGGCCTCGAAATACTCTTGCATGCGTAACGGCTCGACACTGCCCCAGACGGTTGCCAACGTCGTCCACGTCTTGAGACTTTCGCCGTAGGGATCAATCAGTGTCATGGCGTTCTGGATGGTCAACCGTGTACGCAATTTCCCGGCTTGCATGGCTACCTACGTGTGCGAGGTTTCGGCTCGTCAAGAGCAGGGGCTTGTTGCTCCTCCTTCGTGTGTTCGCTGTAGACCTCGAAGGTCATCCCCTGTTCTAATACCACGACTTTTTGGGCAGGAAATAAGCCCTGGAGTTGACGGAGCAGGAGCATCCGTGCCTGGGTACTCACCGGCCCTGCCAGCGTAACGATAATCGCATCACCGCGTTGCAGGGAATGCCTCACGCCTTCCGTGATTTCTAGTTCCATACAGTCCCCTACACTACAACGTTACTCGTAAACAGGTCCATCACGAGCGTTCCAGCGGTTGTTCCGCCTACGCCGATAATGGTCACGCGATCTGCCGCCGCCAGATCTGCAGCCGGAGCAATCCCGCCTGCCCCGCCCGAGAGGACATAAATGGTGCCCTTGACCGGAGCCGCGGCCGCTCCCAGAATAATCGTGCCGGTCGATTGCAGTCGCACCGGTTGTCCTGCAGCGGCATTGTTGAGCGCAATGCCGAGGACGTTGGCCGCGGCATTACTCCCCGCGTCGGCATCGGCGAGTAAGATCGTGTCGCCGGTGCTTTTGTAGCACGCCTGCCCCGCCGTAATCGCGGCCCCGGCTATGCCGTCCACATATTGCGCTCCGGTACTGGGGAGTACCTGTGTTGCCGTAATGGTCAAATCGGCCATCGTTAGACCTCCAGAAGGCGTGCAGCCTGGATAAGCCGTTGATACGTCTTATTCTCCGTCATCCGTGCCATTTCAATTGCGGCTTCACGGTGCTCGTACAGATCGGCAATCAGCAAAAAGAGCAGGGCCTTGTACACAGCCGGAACGGCTGCTTGCTCCCCAAACCCCGCCACATATGTTACCTGGACAGCCGCCGGACCTTCGGTAATCGCTGGCCAGCCGTCTACGGGCTCGAGATAGGCCGGGATCACGGAGGTTGCTACCTTGTAGTCCGTGTCGGGTAAGGTTTGCTCGGTATCGCTGCCATCGTGATAGACAAGACTCGTCACGGACTGCAGCGGAGGCCGTGGCAAGCGCAACACAGCCGGGAACGCCGGCAAATCGAGCCGATACGTGGCCGTCACCAGTTGATAGCGCGTGACGGTCTCGACATGCCCCCGTGCAGCGTCCAGGTATGCGGTAATCAACGTATCCTCGTCATCATGATCGACGCGCAGATGGGCTTTGACCTGCTCGAGCGTCACTGGGGCCTCGGCTGGAGGCACGGTCTGCACCAGTCCCCATGGCATATCCCGCATATAGGCCCCGGCCCACGTCATAACTAGTCCACCTTGGCATCCGGCATCGCTGCCTGTGCGTACCGTGCCCCACTCAGGATATAGAGCACGCTCAATAAATCCGCATTGGCTCCCGGCGAAGCAATCCCAACGCGCATACAATCAAAGCCGTTGTTGGTGTCGAGCGTGTTGGCATCCACTTCAAGCACGGTGATCGTATTCGCCGTATTGGGCAGGTTAAACGTATTCGAGGCCACATCCGTATGCGCAAATTGCGTGGTCGTGCCGAGGCCTACTTTGCTCCAACGACTCGTAAAGCCCAAGGCTTTTTCGCCCGAGGCGGCCACATCCGTTGCTTGCAGTAACGTCACGGCTGGCGTACCGGCTGCCCACGCGCCTTGAATGATCACAACGGTGCAGTGGCTATAGTTTTTCAGGCTGACATAATCGCCCGTCTGTGCCGCCCCGGTGATGTCTTTCGGTGCCACCCCGGTTTCGAGTCCCATCAGTTCAACCAGCTTCATACGTTCCTCCTTTTTGCCCCCTGGCAGGCGATAGGACGGGTCCTTTAGCGGGCTGCGAGTGCCACAAAGGGCGACAGGGTATTGGTGCCTTTAAAGGGCGTTAACGGCTGTTCCAGCCAGCATTGCCCGTCCACCGCAAACATGAAGCGGAAAACCGATTCCGCAAAATCGAAGCGCAGATGGATCGACATGGCTTGCTCGATGCCGCCTGCTCGCACGCCCAGCGCGTAATAGCCCAGATTGAGCAGCGTAATATCGCCCACATTGCCGACGGTATCGGCATACTCGATGGTACGAATCGGCAGGCCCTTGAGGGTACGCACCGGCGCCGTCGCCATACTGGGAAAGCCGCCAACAGGGTTGAGCATCACCGGCCAGGTGCCTACGAGCAGGCCGTTGAGCTGCGGCTCAACATCTTGATTCACATACCAGGCTGCCCCGGACCGGGCACGGCTGTGTAATCTGGCATGCATCTTCTCGATGTTCTCATCGACCACCGTATCGAGGCCCTGGCCGCCTTCCGCTGCCACGGTAATCAACGAGGAGCTCGTCAGCACGCCTTTGGGCTTACCCACCCCATCGCCATTCAGGATCGCATCGTTGACCAGGAAGCCAATCTCATCCGTGGCCGCACGGGTTAAGTATTGCCCCAAGGCCGGCGCATTATTCAGGAGCTTATTGGTAATCGGGATAAGGGCTGCCAGTTCTTGCGGTTCCAGTTTCATCTGCCGCAAGCGCGGGAAGCTACTCGTGATCTGCCCTCCCTCCGCAATCCAGTACGCCCGCACACCCCCGTAGCGGCTGCCTGTGGCCCGCGACGTTTCGGCATTGGCTGGGATGGTCAAACTATCGCCCGTGATCGTGTAGACATCGCAGTATTGCATCAGGTTATCGGGCATTTCATTCAGCCCGTCCCAGATCGAGGTGAGGAACTGCGGTGGCACCGCATAGCCCCCCTCGGAGCCCTGGGCCTGGTTCATGCCTGTCTGGGCAGAAATTTGCAGCAAGCGCTCGTCCATGTGGGGATTGCCAGGCGTATAGGCTTGCTGAATGGTGAGGGCAAAATCGCCGAACGAGGCAAACCCACGAGCAGGATCGGTGTACAGCCGCCGATGGACACGCGTCACACGGCTATAGGGACTCTGGGACAGCCGCTGATGGGCTGCACTGCCAAGAATATCTTGGCGAGCCACTTTGGCTAACGCTTCATCCGCCGCGCGCTGATCTGCGGCAAATTCGCGCTGATATTCCTCCTCCAGGGCATACGCTTGCTCGATGACATCGCTATATTCCTTCCGTTCTTCCTCCGTCATGCCGCGATGCTCGGCTTCCGCCTGGCCTTTGATCGCGTCGGCCTGATCTAACAACTCGGCAGCCTGGCGTTTGTACTCCGAGAGATCCGCCATGGCTCTATGGATCGTCACTTCTCCTGGCATGAGGTATCTCCTTGTGATGCCAGACGTTGCCTGAGCCGTTGTGCCCGTAGCTCATCTGCGGCCACTGCGGCCCTCCCCCCTGCGATGCCTGCTCCACGCGGAGCAGTTTCTAATGCTTCCTCCAACGAGGTGATACGATCTACCAGCCCCAACCGTTGTGCATCGCTAGCCCCGTAGACTTTGCCCTCCCGTAAGGTGTGCAACTGCTCCAGGGAGAGAGGCCGCCCCCTGGTCAGCGCTTCGACAAAGTGATGATTGAGGCTCTCCACCCGTTCCCGGATATACGCCAGCCCTTCCGTACTGAGCGGCGTACCCTCGACCCCGGTGCCTTTGTAGGGCCCGGTACTGATAACATGCACGGTCACCCCTAAGCGGTCCATACGCTTCGACGTGTCTTCCAGGACCGCTACGGTGCCAATCGAGCCGACTTCCCCGCCGCGATTGACGCTGACGTGTCGCGCCTGTGAGCCAACCCAGACGGCGGCACTCGCCCCTAAGTCGTCATAATGCGTCACGACGGGCTTCACCGTGCGATCGATGCGGTATACATCATCGGCCAGGGCCTGTGTCCCAGCCACATGCCCGCCGGGCGAGTCGATATGCAGCAAGATACTGTCGACGTCAGGATCACGCGCTGCGGTCTGGAGGAGTCGCCGTGCCCGCACGGTAGACACCCCGCCAAATTTGCTGTCACCCTTCATCATGGGACCAATGAGCGGGATCCGTGCCACACGATTGAGGACATCATAGGCTTTGCGCCCTGTGTCGATGGCCACTGGAGTTTCATCAAACTCATGCTTGTCAAACGCTCCCGGACACCACAATCCCTCTTTCACAGCCAGAACTGCCTGATTAAACCACAGCGGCTCGATACACCAGATGCCAAGGTGATTGACAAAGCACCGGGCAGTATCGCCAAACTCCAGTACCAAATCAGTGTCCGGTTCCATTCGTGCCTCCTGGACGTAGAGGTACGGGAAAATCCGGTTGTGCATCGTCATCCTCGTCCTCCTCCGTCGCGCCTGCTGTCTCTGCGGCGTTTAAGACGGCCTCCAGAGGCATATAATTGTTGGCCGCGATGAAGTAATGCGTTCCTAATCCATCAGGGAGCGGGTTCTCGTTTTCGAGTTCTCGGATGTCATCCTGGCTCAACGTGCCGAGATTAAAGCGCACCTGGTAATACGCGCCCCGTGCCGCCTGATCGCCGCGGAGAAGGCCGAGCATCAAGTATTCGGCGAAAATATCCGGTTCAGGGAACAGCTTGCGCTTCAGTTCTTGCTCCCACCGCACACACCAGGGCGTCAAGGTATCGGTGACGTATTCCAGATTCTGTTGTTCGAGATTGCCCCACGTGCCGCGCTCCAGATCCTGCACCTTATGCGGTGGCATGCGGAACCAGCGGCAGATGTCCGACGTCTGAAACTGGCGTGTTTCGAGGAATTGCGCCTCATCGGGAGGCACGCCAAGCTTGGTGAACTTCATGCCTTCTTCGAGGACCGCCGTTTTCCCGACTGACCCTGGACCGCTATACAATTCCTGCCAGGATTGCCGCAGATTGCGTTGCGCGACTTCGCTGATGGTGCCCGGATGCTCCAGAAGGCCCCCGAGCGAGGCATTGTTGCCAAAGAACGAGGCCCCAAAGCGTTGCGCAGCCAGCCCGACGCCGAGCGATTCGGCGGCTAGCGCCACCACGGAGTAGCCCTGATAGCCCTCACTGCCCAGCCCTTTTAAGTGCAACACCGCCCCTTGGCGTAACCGCATGGGCTTGAGCATCAGCTTGCCTTCCAAGGTCAGGGTACCGTACACGTCATACACGAGCTGATTCAACTCCTGGCTCCACCGTACGGTCACGCGACTGGGATGAATGGGCCACAGGGCCACGACTTCCCGGCCATCACCCGACCTCTCAATCTCCGCATAGCCATTGCCCCACGCCATGGCGTGATGCGTCAGGGTTTCCCGGAAGGTCATCGCGGTCATGTCCGGGTTCGGGGCATCATGGAGCAACGTGTACCGCGGATCATTCGGCAACCGCTGTTTGCCCCGTGGGTCTAAGCGGCGATACACCATGAGGGGCAGTTTGCCAATGTCCTCACTGATATTGCGCAAGCAAGCGTAGTAGACCGAAAGCGTCATTGCGCTTTCGGGTGACACGAAGATCCCCGCATGGGCACTCCCCCCGGCCCAGTTCGACAGCCAGGCGGTTGGATGCCGTAAATCACTCAGCCCGAGCGCTTCTGCGGCTTTGATACGGAGCCAATCTTTGCTACGTTGCCAGAGGTTCATTGCTGCAACCCACAAAAAAGGCGACATCAGATCAACACGTGATCCAACGTCGCCTTGGTAATGGTGGACGTTACGCTATGAGACTGTCACTCAGCACAGAGTGGATGCTTCATCACCGCTTGCACCTGCGTATCTTTAAAATGCAGTTCAATATGCCCATAGGGATACTGACAAATCAGCGCTTGATTCGCCAGTAACACCTGAATCATCTGCTGAATACGTTGCGGTGGAATTGAAGCTCTCTGTGTCGCTGCAGAGGAAACGGGCAAGACTTCTGCAAGTCGACTCATATCCGCAACACTCCCCGTGTTTCATACACGCTATCCGTCTCTTGACGTTCCATGGCGCGGCCAAGACCCATAATGGCAGCCACAATCGGATCGATCTTGTCAGCGCTCCGTTCTTTATCGGGCTTCATCCGGCCTTCTTGATCGCCACGTACCACACAATTTCCCGCTGCCCAGCGTACCAGCCCCACGCCACCATGCCAAAACTCTTTGCGATTGATCAGCCGTTCAAATTCCTTGGTCGGCGCAGTCATCGAGAGATACCCCTGCCCAAAGTCGATGACCTTGAAACCGTCTTTCGCCAGCTCCTGGCAAAACTCCACGCCTTGAAACAACCGATCAACCGCAATTTCTTGGATATTATACTGCGTTTTCAACCGTTTAATGTCGGCACGCACCGTTGCGTAGTCAATTTCGTCGCCTTCTGTCGTGGTGAGTTCGCCCTGGGATAAAGCGTTCATGTACACAATATCCCCATGCTTCTCGCGTTTCTTGGCCGTTTCTTCAGGCACCCAATTAAAAAACAAGGCACGGTAGGGATGTTCGTCATCAGGCGGAAACACCAGAGTCAACGAGGTCAAATCAGAGGTCGCGCCTAAATCCAGGCCCGCATAGCAGGGCTTGCCGCGTAAAGCGTCCGCATCCACAATCCCCGCGCTCGCATCCCAGCGCTGCAAGTCTATCCACAGCGCAACTTGCTGCGTCCGAACGTTCAAATGCAAGCGTAAGAACGTAGGGAGAGCGCTCGGAGTCTCCTTGATCATTACGCATTCATTGCGGAGATAGGCTCGTGAGACGCTGACACCCAAATTCGGATTCGCAATTGCCCAAAGAGCTTCATCTTCGTATATCTTTGGATCGGTATAGTCGAGATCAACGCCCTCTCGTGCACGAGGCGCTTCATAAATCACTGGCAAGAAGCTGGGATTGTCCATACGCCCATCACGTATCGCACTCGCGATCCTGTACTGATCATTACAGACGCTTGGCCGGTCATAGTCAGCTGTCGTAAGCTGGATAAAGAGCGGTTGCTTGCGATTCTCCGAGGCAAACGAGGTGCGGACCGTATCAAAAAACCCCCGATTCGGCTGCACATGCAGCTCATCAATAATCGCCAAGTGTGTTGTATCCCCATGCGCGGTATCGGCATCCGTCGCAATAATCCGCAGAAAGCTCGCCTCCTCCTCAATCACGATCGAGCGCGATTGCCCCGCCGTGGCATTCCCGCCATAGATGCGGCACTGCTTTTCTAAGTCGGGATCGAGTTCGATCATGCGCTTGGCATACCGAAAGAGCTTGCCTGCCTGCTCGCGATCGCCCGCCGCAATATAATTCTGCTGGCCTTCTTCGTCATCGCAGAACAGGACGGCAAGGCCCAAGCCGGCTACGAGAGGCGTTTTCCCATTCTTTCGCGGCACATACAGGAACAATTCGCGGTAGCGTCGGACCTGATCGCCGCGGTCATCCCGGCGTTGCCAACCAAAGAGATTAGCCACAATCGCTTGCTGCCAAGGCTCTAACTGAAAGGGTTGGCGTGCGAGCCGCCCTTCAATATGGCGCAGGCACAGCGGGAAAAAATCGAGCATGCGTTGCGCAATCTCCGCGTCAAACCAGGCGTCTCCCGCGGTGGCAATCGGATCATACCCAGGAATCTGGCGTAACAGCCGCTGCCACTCAGGGGCAATACTAGACTTTTTGACGGAAGAGCCGCGTTTTCTGGTCAGTGTCGGCATGCTGGGCCTTCTTGTCGACGCGCAAGGCGGTTCTGGCACTTGGCGTAAACCCGAAATGGTTTTCAAGCCGTAAGAGTTCCGCGGCCAGGGTATTGGCGAGCTGCGCTTCAGGCCGGATTTTCACGCCTGCGAGAAATGCATTGCCCTCTTTATCGAGGATATAACTGTCCAATGTCGAACCATGCCGCATGAGATATTCTTCTGCCGCCCGGTAACGGGTATACAGGCGACAATACCGCGCCAAGGCTTCGACATCATGGGCTGTCATCGTGCCCACTTCGGCCATCTGGGCCACCTTCTTGCGAAACAACGTCTGGCTTTTCCGGTCCATCCATCCCGGAGCTTTCGCCTGGTCTCCCGATGGCTCAGGGCGTGGCTCCCCCTCGCGTGCTTTCGCACGCCAAGAACCACGCATCTCCAGGATTTTTGTTGGCGTTGGCTTGGTTCCGCGTTGTCCCATACCTCTAACCTATTGAAAAGTTGTGAAAAAATGTGCATGGCTAGCGCGTCGGTGTGGCGGCAACGCGCTCAAAGTTTCTTGCCTCCCCCCTGCCTGGCCAAGTTGGCATCGTGCCCTACCCCTCCCCCTGGAACATCATCCTCTTGCGTCGCCGTTCCATCGTGGTCTTGCGACTGTGGCAGAACGTACACAGTCCTTGCAGGTTGTCGAGGTTATAGGCCAGATCAGGCCGTTGATCGAGCGGGATGATATGATCGACCTGCGTTGCAGGCACCGGAGAACCCCTATGCACAAGGAACGGATCAGCACAGAGCGGCGTGGTGTTCAGGACCACAGCCCGGAGCTTTTGCCAGCGTGCCGAGTTGCGCACCTGCTTGGCCGTCGTGTCCTGATGCTCGGCATCGTAGCGCTGATCGCGCAGAGTTCTCCCGTGTGATTGATGTGTGGCAGGACGCCATGGCATAGCCCTGTCCTCTCTAGGGATAGGCCCAGATGTGCAGTGTAGCGGTATCGCCACTGCCGCAGATACACGATAAGCGTGTAGGGAGTGGTGAACCTTGCACGCCTTCGGGAGGAAACGTATACGCTTGACCGGTGACGAGTGGGGCTCCTGTGGCTGTGGCCGTGCCCCGCGTGGTGCAATACACGCCGTCGCCAGAGGCGTTGTAGATACTGACCATGCGTGCAGGGTCTGCGACACTATCAGCGTTGAAGTCCAGCAATACCTCCACGGCGGTTTGATCCACGGCAACGAGTGCCGTATAGGGCACGGTGCGTTGCTGACTGGTAATACTGCCTGCCCAGAGCGTCCCAGGCAGCAAAAGACACAGACTGACGAGCCGTAAGCGGTTCACCGTGCAACGCCTCCCTTCCGGGCGATGAGCCCCCGCCGTGTAATGGTGCGTGTACCTGGGAGCGGTAATTCCCCCGGAGTACCAGCGAGATGGATTTCTCGGGCTTGTGTCCCATCGCAGGCAGTCTCGCAAAAGAATGTGATACGCACATACCGCCCGCTGACATTGCCCAGAGGGAAGAGGAACCATTGATTCGCATTACAGACCTGATGATTCACGCCGACCGTGTAGGCATCGCCACTATTCACTTTGTACTCGAAGGTGACGTGCTGGGTATTCCATATGCCGATGACATCACACCACGCGCTGAATGTGGCGAGTTCGGCGAGCGTGCCCAGATCATGCTCACCACTGAAACTGGTAATCGTATGGTTCCCCGCACTGCCATTCTCACTGGCCATGTCCAGATCCAGGAGCACACTCCAAGGCCGATTCGAGGCACACTCAGGACAGGTGCCAGGGACCATATTGGTCACGGTCAACAGGTTGGCCTCGGTCTGCCCCACAGTACTTGTATTGGTCATCGCGAGGGCATTGACGGCATAATTCGTGCCGCTATTCGTGCTTACGGGCGCAAAAATACCGCCGATCCTAGCATCATCAAGCAGCGACGTCGCCGCGATGTCGAGGGTACAGGTGGCCCCTTGCTGGACAGCCGTTGCCAGGCCCAAGAGCACATCCGTCGTGCCGTCTGGCGTGCAGGAGACGGCGGTTTGACTGCCCGCCGGGCTACACGTTAAGGCAAACCCCGCCGCCGTACAGCTCTGGACCGGCGGCACGGCCAGCGTACTGGTTACCCGAACGCTGGTCCCGTTGGCGAGAATCGTGGCTGCGGTGGGAGTGACCGCCCGCAAAGCGCCACGGGTCAGGGCAGGGGAACCGGCCTGAAGCCGAAAGTTCCGGGCTGCAGCATCGACAAACAGGGGATTGCTCGCATCATTCACGCTCCCATTGGCCCAGGCGACATTGTTGGCTTTGGTATCGTTATCCCCGCCCGTATCATTGATCGAAGCCCCAGCGTTGGCATAAAACGTATTGTAGGTCACTGTCCGGGTGAAATCGAGGTTGTTCGGATCCGTGAGGTTCACGCCATGCTGGGCATTGTTGATGATGATGTTTCCATAGGCGTTCAGGCTATTGCGGTATTCCAGGGCATGGGCCTGGGTGCCTGTGGTGTTTTCGATCCAGTTATAGGCCACAACACAGTTGCAAAAGGGATACGTAGTGAGCGTGCCCATGGAGGAGAACAAGAGGCCGTTCGAGTTGGTACCACGGTTCGTATGGTGGAAGTAATTACGCCGGATAGTGAGGTTGTACACGCCAGCCTTGGCCTCAATGGCTTCTCCGCCAACGTTCGTCGTATTGCCGTCAAACTCGTTGTCTTCAATGGTGATATCGTGGGGAAAATCCTCCCCGCCCTGCGCAATATCGGTGCCGAGATAGATATACTCAGAGGCATCGGTGAGATTCCACACGTTTTCGGCAAGCCGCCCATTGGCACTATCGGCCCCGGTGCTCGACTTTTTAATCCGGACGACTTCATTGACAAAATCCCCGGTAAAGCGCATGCCGGTCAGGACGAAGTTCGTACAGCCCGCAAAGATAATACCCTTGGCAGCGCGAATTTCCAGGTTGCGGATAGTGATCCATGCAACGTTGCTACAGGTGAGGGTATAGGCCCCACCGACGGCTGTACTGTCGAGTATGGGATGTGCCCCCGTGCCATAGGCGTCCAGGAGGAGGGGGTTCGCCTGGGTTCCGCCGGGCGTGCCACTGATGAGCAAGACCGGATTTACCAGCATCGTCGTGCCGCGCTTGAAAAAGAAGCGATCACTGGCCGATCGGGCATCGAGCTTTGCCTGCACCGCCGCATCGGTCTTGCAGGGTTGTGCTTCTGTGCAGGGATTTGCATCATTGCCACCCACGGGATCAAAGTAGTAGTCCGTGGCCCAGACCGGCATGGCAGTGAGGAGGAGCAGGAGCAAGGCAATCATTCCAGCAGCCTCCTGCTCATACGAGGATGTACACTGACCGTGGTGCCTGTCGCGGTCAAATTGCGGCCCCCGACCGCATCATTTAGGTTACGGATCAGATCAGCACGAAAGACCAGGTCGGCCAGGTTGCCGATTTCATGCGGCGTGAACCCCTTACTCAAGGCAATGGTCTGATCTGCCGAGAGACTAACAGACCACACATTCACCTCGGCAATATCCCCGCTCAGGTACTGATTCGGCGTACTATCGCCTGCAGCCCCAACCGTGAGACTATCGAGCCCTGTTGGCGTGACGGTTTGAGTCCCTTCGGTGCCACAACCCGTCGTGCCAAGACAGACAAAGCGACTGGTGGTAGCCGGGAAGCGCCCGCACACGTGCCGCCAAACGCCCGTCGTGCCGCCAGTATTGATACTGCTATTAAACAACCCGCCTCCAGAATTTGCGACGGCGCGGACCGGATCATTCGCAACCGTCCATGGCGCTTGAATCCCAAGCAGATTCGTCGCCGAATCCTTGTCCTGAATCTGCACGAGCATATGATCAATCGCGTTGTCATCGACCTTGAACAATGCACAAATGGTCAGGGGCACAGCAGTGACAGGAGCCGAGGTGGTGTTATCGAGCCGCTCTGTTGAGGCATCGTTAAACAGCCGAGCGCTCCAAGCCAGACCGGGCACGAGGCCCCACAGGAGCAACGCGATCAGGGTTCGGTACACAAAGGACGGTGCCATAATTCGGCATCTCCGGTGAGGTCATCGGTGCCCGCGGGATTGCGACGCAGCCGCAGAATAGCGACTTCCCCCGCGGCCAGGCTATCCATATCCGCCCCATGGGTGAAGGCAATCGTACTGTACTGGACTTCGCCGCTCGCGCTCGCCGTGGTGGTGCTGACGGTGTTGAAATCATACGTCTGCGAGGTGTCGATGTCTTCCGCATCATCGGCTAAGCGCCGGAAAGCGAGCTCCCATTGCACAGCGCCCGTGGTCGCCGTCGTTGCCGACCAAGTGACGACGCAACTTAAGCCGCCCCCGGCATAGTCCGCCGTGAGCTCGCAAAGAAAATCCATGTGTTCTGCGGTGGTATCATCAAAATCAAATACTTCGACTTGTTCTGCAGGCGTGCTACCGCCTGCCCGTACATCGAGAGTCGCAAAGGCAGTCGCGGGAGGCATGGCCCGAGAGCAGAGCAGCCGCCCTCTCGCAGCGGCTCCTGCGTCTACAGCACTTTTGAGACTATCGCCCCCGCAAAACCATTTCAGCTCGTTGGCGTGAAACCCCCAGGTGCACCTGCCGGTATCAGTGGGATCAGCCGGCGCGGTGGTTTCATGGACTTCGGTATTGATGCACGTTTCCGTCGCAAAGTCACAGGTGGAGACAAAGCCGCCTGTGGCCGTCAAGACATTCGTCGTCTTGTTGTAGGTACAGCCCGCATCGCCATTCGGCGTGGCTCCGTCCATAAAAATACACTGCGTATCGGTCCCGCCGACCGCGGCCGTCGGCGTACGCCAGCGTTCCCGCCACACATCATCGGCCTGGACGTACTGGAGTTGCAGGCAGAAGAGATTCTGCATGTTGGCAGCACTGCGCAAATCTAGCCCGTTCCCATCTTCGAGAATGGGATAATTAGCATCCGAGGTGCCACAGAGCATACAGAGCTGGTTATTAGTCCCATCAGCCAGTTGCGGATTTGAGGCGAGATTAATGGCCCCACTATTCGTCGAGACGAGGAGGGTATAGGAGGAATAGAGAATCGTGCCACAGGACAGGGTATTCGTGTCGGCAGTCACCTGCTGCGTTGCAACAGCTTGTCCCAGATCACGGGTGACGAGGTTAGTATTGGCTGAGGCATCCCGCACACCGACAGCAATGTCGGTAATGGCGTCGACGGTGTCGATAATGATCTGCGCGACATCATAGACCCATTCCAACCCATTGTAAATGCATTTCACATTGTGCGGCGTCGTCACCTCGCCGCCGATTTCGCAGTCGGTTTCGGTCGTACCATCGGTGACATACCACTGTTGCCCGAGACTGGGAGCCGTGAAATAGGCGGTCCGAGCCGCAAGCGTGCCCGAACAGATGCGCTGTGCCGCTTGTTCCACCGCATTCTGGGTATCGGTGGCCGTAACGCAGGCATCATTCGCAAACGTCAGCTCCGAGGCAGCGCCTGCTCCTCCTCCCCCGCTCCCCCCACCGGGAAACGTCAGGCCGCCCGCGAGCACACTGCCATACCCCACCAGGAGCACCAAAAATGCCAGAGCGCAACGCCGCATGGATTACTCCGTCAGTAGGCGAACATATGGCTATGGTAGATAGAGGATACCTACACTACAGAACTACAAACTACGGACAGTCTGGAATAATAGACTGGAAGAAAGAAGCTGTCAAACAGGGAGAAACCTCCGCAAGCCCGTATGATGACTTGATATGATACATCCTGATATGTTGGGACTTCTGTTGGGAGACTATGGAATGTCTTGATAGTGTATGATGCATTATGAACAATTCTGTAGGGGCATATAAAACCCATAATATACCGAAAATACAGGAAATATCGGTATATACAGTTCCAAGGGAAAATAGTTATAAGCTGACTACGTCGGTCAGCGGAGGAGAAACTTTGGTAGCGTAGAACCTGTTGATATAAAAGAAGAATCATCCTTTTATTTTTCTGGGAGATTTCTGCTGTT